GTACCCATCTCGGCTACTTCGTTTGCAACCTTGCTTCCACGGTATTTAGGCAGGAACTCAGACACGCGCTTGGTGTTTGGCAAGAACGGCTCTTCACCTACATTTGCGCCAGCCAAGTTGAGACCTGAGCGTCCAAGTTGCTCTAGCTCACCGGGAGTACCAAGCAGGCTTGCCAGCGTTCCCTTTGCACCGCCGAACAACATTGGAGCCAGTCCTTCGGTCAGAGCTTCTGTGACGTCTGCCTTGCGACGGCTTGAGCCACCAGCGGCAAAATGAGACAGGCCACCATCGGCGTACTTCTCTTTTGTCTTCTTGCCATATTGCGGGTTTTTTGCCAACACCAATGGGCCGATTTGAATGACCTCTTTGGCCCCCTCAACAGGCTCCATCGTGGCGCGGTCATAGAAATAGCCATGTCGCTCTGGGTCGTAGCCGACCTGAGTCCACTCTGGATGATCCAAATACTGCTGGGCATTTGCCACGGCCTCTTCTTCGGTCATGGGGTTCCACTCACCACGGATGACGGCAAAGGGAGACTTCGCGCCTCCTTTGGCTACTTCCAAGGCTTTGTCTGGCGAACCGATCATGGTGGCGTTCTTGACGGATGATGTCGCGCCGTAGACGGTGGGTTGCTTCTTGCGGTGAATCGAGTTGACCCACACGCCGTGATCTTTGTATGCCGGGATGTCCAAGCGCAGGTCAGCAGGCTCACCAGCTTGCATCTCTTCTGTTTTGCCGAACATGGGGCGCTTGCTTTCGGTCAAGGCACGCATGGCGTCTTCAGCCGTTGCAGGCTGTGGCACAAACTCGTATGGTTGGACAGGCTTAACCTTGTTGACCAGTTTGTCATACTGAGCGGCAGTCAGTTCGCCGTTCGCCAGCTTGTTGGCGGCTTCCGTCAGTTCAGGTATGCGTTTGGTGACATCTTTAAAATTCATGTCCAGACGGCTTACCTCTGGAACTTCCCTGATCGCCTTAATGGCTTTGTTCAGCAGACCACCTGCGCCCATGTGGACGTCACCGCCATCAGCCATGTGCTGACCAACATGATCCTTGATCATGGACTCAAGCCTTGAGTCAAAGTCACTAACCTCGCCACCATCAGCCATGTGGGCTTGGATCATGGAGTCCAGCTTGTCATGGAAGTCTGCATGAACTTCACCGCCTTCGGCTCTTTGCAAACCAGTCTCACGCACATCAGGCATCCCCTCTTTGCGATACCAAGGCAATAAATTACCTTCGCCAGTTTCAATCTGGCGCAGAACTTCAGCACGCACGTTAGCAGGGTTAGGCTGTACTCCTTGCTGTTTAAGAGAGTACGCTACCTGCTTCTCAAGCAAGTCAAGCGCATCACCCCGAGGCGACTTCAACCCAGTTAGCTCGCCACCACCAAACCAGCGCCCTGCTTGGGCCATGCCGCCGGGGATGCCAAGATCTTCAGCAATGCCAAGCAAGCCCTGTTCGCCTGCGTTGTACTCAGTGTTTCCAAATCCCCCCGCCTCATTGAAGTAAGGGTGGAATCGACTGCCTTGTGTATGACCTGCCGCCTCATGCACATCAAGCACTACAGAATTGGCAAAGTCACCCGCCTTTTGTGTGCCATAAGTTGGAATCTTGTAATTGGTAGGAATGTTTGCAAGATTCATGTCCCGCAAGTTTTGCCCACCTTCAACCACGTTTGCCACGCCTTGGCGATGAATTGGCATTAACGGCAAGCCAACACCAAATTTTTCCTTATATGCCGCCATCTCTTTGGCAACATTTTCTTCAGTCAGTGGAATTCCTCGGGCGTTCATGTCGCGAAGGAACTGCCCTACCGCCATCTCGTTCATTATGGAATTGCGTGCCGAGGCCGGGGCTACGCTATGAATCCACTTCTCAAACTTCTCAGGAGGCATACCAGCCTCAAGCACCGCCTGTTTTACAGGATACAAAGAGGCATAGAAAGTTTCGCCACCCAACGGAAGACCGCGCTTAATCTGCTTTTCAATAAGGGCTCGGTTAGCCGGGTCGCTGTACAACTCCTCAACGTGCTCAATGTTGGCACGAGTCGGTATATCTCGCGGGAATTTGGACTGCTCAACACCGGGAAATCCCTCTAGCGCGTCCTTAATAGACGAACGATCAAATGCCTGCAACTCAGGCTTTGGTGGCGTCCATGGCTCAGTAGGCTGGTCAAGGAACTCATTTGCCTTGCGCATCCTCTCCTTCACTACCTCGGGCGTGTTTTGCAACTTGTTTGGGTTTGAGTCAGCATAAGACGATTTGACAAGTGGGCCATATCGTTTTTCAAATGCAGGCTTTTGAGTTCGCTCCCACTCCAATTTCTTGGTGGCTTGCGCCAAAGCCTTTTTGGCAACATCAGACTCAGACAACTTCGGATTGGCCTCTGCAATCTTGTCAGCAAATCGGACAGCGGTCGACTCCAATACTTTTGTTCCATAGTCCGCAGACTTGGCAAGTTTGACCGCCTCGTTGATGATTTGAAGTGCGCCCATAGTTTATGCTGAGTAAGGGTTGGCCCGAGACTTACGGGTGTATTCGTATTCGTCGTCGTCATCATACCTTGGCTCAGGGTTGATGTCCAACCAGCCCATGTCCTTCATCAACCGAATCGCTTGAGTCGCTGAGTCCACATAGTCGTCATGCGTGCTATCGGGGAACGAGCAGATCTGGCTCAAGAACCCTTCGCACCAATCCCGGACGTAGCCCTTGCGCTGGCTGGACTCAGGAAGCCATACACGGCCCGTAGCGAAGATGGAGGCGGTGATCTGTAGCCGTTGCATCTTGTCGGCCTTGCCGGGGTTGTAGCCCCTCACAGGCAGGTGCGCAGCCCTTAGTTCTTGAATCAGGGAAATGCCTGCGGCTTTGTCCTCCACCAAGATCAGGTCGGGGCGCTTGGCCTCCTTACCCTCGCCGTAGCTAACCCGCCACTCTTCCAGCACCTTGGGCTTGAGGTTAGGGAACGTCAGGTGCTCTGCCCAGCAATCAATCAACAGGCAGGACATCGGGCCGTCCAAGGGTTTGAACACGCCCCATGTTGTCATGGCCGTCGGATCGTTGTACTCCTTGTCGCTGAAGGCGCAGTCATAGGACTGGACAATAAACTCAAACTTGGGGAACGCCTTACCCGCAGGCCAGAGCTTAAACATGTCACGGCTGACCACCTTGCCGTCTTCGAGGTCGACCACCAGCCCAAGCACCTCTTGCTCGTACAGCTTAGAACCTTTGTACTGCTCTAGCTGGGCGCTGAAGGTGCTGGCAAGGTTGGCCTTGTTCTCATATGTGGATGCGCGGTCAATGATGACGTCTTCGCCTTCCCTGCCAATCAGGTCAAGGATCAGGTCTTTCGGGCGGGGAGTGGTGGTCACGATCACCCGTGGCTTGTCACCCAAGCGCAGGCCCATCATCATCATGTCCCAAGCCTCGCCGGGGCCAAGGTAATTAAATGCGGCCAACTCGTCTGCCCAGCACCAATGGAACTGTGGGCCACGCAGTCGCTCATATGAATCAGCGGAGATGCCCCTGATGGTCGAGCCGTTCACCAGTTTGATCTGGTGGTCTTGCTTGTTGTAGTCCTCAATCAACTCAGGCGGGATGTTTGCGAGCAACCCGGACGCCCCCTCGAAGCAAGTATGCTTGATGTCGTTCGATGTAGGAGCCAATACAAGCCCACGGGAGCCGGGGTGTATCCAGCACCACCACCAGAGCGTTTGACTGCCTGCATGGCTCTTTCCTGCGCCCCTGCCAGCGATCAGTGCCCAGATCGTCCAGTCCTGCTCTAATGGAGGAGGGATCTGGTACTTGTGAGCAGAGGCTATCCAAGCGGCGTGGGAGATGTAGGCAATGCGATCGTGCTCCGATCGGGCGTCGAACTCAGCCGCCACGACAGGGTCGGCCATCATCTCAGCCAGCACGCTTGGTCATCTCCATGTTCTTCAGGATCTCAAGGAAACGATTCGAGCCAGTCTCTTCGGTCTTAATAGATGCGGCTCCCTCTACACCGTGCAGGCCGAGCTTGTCGCCGTACTTGGTAGGGTGGAACTTAGCCAACAGCTTCAGGCGGGTCTCGATGCGTAGCTTACGGTGGCCGAGCATGTCCTCAACCGTGGTGGCCGTCCCCTCGTCGGTCATTACCTGCTTCTGGCCGAACTCAATCGTGTCAGCAATCTGCAAGCATTCCTCAGCGATGGCGTCGTACCCAATGTCACGCGCACGCGAGATTGATGCGGATAATGCTTCGTCGCGCCCCATCCAATCGTAAACAGTACGCCAAGCAGGGAAGCCTTCGTTCTCTCTGCATATCTGTCTAAGGGGTATTCCCTCACTCAGTTGCTCACAAATGATGCGTGCTATCTCAGGGCTGTAGTTAGAAGGGCGTCCCTTTGTTCTGGGGGCTACCACTACGGCTTTTGTTTTTGCGGCCTTTACGGGCTTTTCAGCGGTCTCGTAGACCCCCGGCTTGCTGACCTTCTCTTGGCGAGTGGTCTTTCGCTTGGTAGTTTCTGGCATGACCCATATTCCCGTTTGATGTTGATGGTGTAAGTCTACCTTGTTTCTTGCGTTAGTTGTTGGCGGCTCACATTAAGCAGTGTGTTTTCAAAACCGATCAGCCACAACGGCGCTAACCCGTTGCACCACCAACACGGCTAGGGACTAATCATGGATGAACCCATATAGTTGTCAATCCCCATGCGTGTTGGCTCGGAACCGATTCAATTCCGATTCTGTTGATCTCTCAACCACACAAGCAGGCTATCCATTGTATCGTTTTCAAAGGCAAATGTCTTGATCTTTTTGCCAATCTCTTCAAACGCTTCCGCTCGTCCAGCCGCTTTTCCCTCATTATAGTTAACCCAGTCGGGAAGAAATCCCTGAGTGTCATTATCCTCTTCAGTCATGTGTTCTCCCTTGCTCGGATTTGTTTTGCCGCAAACTTGAAGCAGGCTTTTTCCACCTTCTCATATGTTTCAATATTTTCAACTGTCTTTGCACACGCCTCACGCTCCCCGCGAATCAGAATGGCGGTACGCTCCATCCATTTGTCACGCTCATCTTCACGCACCAGAGCGGCAAAGGTTTCAAGCACAACAACAAATTTGTCGTGGTCTTTACCAAGTCCATATACATCCATGTGCGATTCCCGCGCCATCTCCATGATCGTCCTCTTACGCCAGCCAGTCATAGAACCTCCAAATAATCATTGACGAACACACAGCGCATAGCACCGCCACATAAATCTCAAGTCTTGTTTGTCGTTTCATGTTTACCTCAATGGATAAGGGGGAAAGGGCCAATTGTCGGGCCACTGTTTAGGATTCATAGGAATTCGTGGATGTCTTCGCACCACACCTCAAGTATGTCTGTGTGTACAGTGTCCAGCACTAAGTCGATGGCGTGCTCAGGACTGACGGCCTCCACCTCGTGCTCCGAGGTGTGGTTCTTAATGCCTTTGATGGTGACGGTATAGCTCATGCTGTCATCGCCAATTGGAGGGCCGCAATGAGGGCTTCAGTCTCTTCGTGCGTCATGCAGGTGCGCACACTACCGCCACGGAAGAACACGTTCATGCTGACCATGTCGTCGTCGTCGCCAACAATGATGGCGCGGCTAGGGTCATCGCTGAGTTTGATGTGAGTCTGCTTGTCTTCGATGCTAACAATAATGTTGTTCATGGTGCGCTCCTTAGATGAACTGGATGTAGGTGTAGCCAGCCTGCACAAGCAGGGCACGGAACTCAACGCCATGGCGTGCTTCAATGGTGAAGACCTTGATGCCTTCGCCCTTGGATGCCTGTACCTTCTTTGGGTACACGGCGCGGTTTGTAATGTAGTCTTGCAGTGTCATTTTGATTTCCTTGTTACCTGCGATGTTGCAGTATGGTTAGTTTAACATGAAATTAAACTGGCAAGAATCAATTCCTGCCAATTATTTTCTAAGTGATTACCCTAATGCCACCTCAACTGCCTTTGGGCGCTGGATGACTGTCTGCTTGACGCCGTCGCGCACGCCGTGCTCTTTGATAGTGGCGCTGATGGTCAGCGTATTGCCCTTGGCGCGAACAGTGCCATCTGGTGTCCAGCTAATCACAGGGGAGTTGCCTTTGTAGATCACAACATTGCCGTCGGCATCTTCCATGATGTAAATGAAAGTAGAGCCATAGATGCCCTCCAGAACAACGATGTGGCAGATGGTTAAGGTCATGGTCACCTTGTCGCCAACAGCGCCGATGTGGGCACGATTGGCGTTCAGAGCGGCCCTCTCGCTGGCCCACTCAGCCTTCTTGGCGGCACGGGTGTCGATGCCCTTCAGGACGGCTTCTGATTGCTTGGGTGTGAGCTTACCGAACTTATCGAGCGCAGAGGCCATCGAGCCAATGAAACCCTCTTTGTAGCTGACGTTGCCGTTGTTGTAGATGCGACCAGCCTCAGTGGCATCAACGATTTCGAGGGCGCGGGGTGTGTTTGCCATCCAAGTCTTGCGTGCATTCGCAATGATGTTGCGCTTGCGGCCAGCCATCCAAGCCTCAACGTGCTCGATGCGATCCCTGCTTGCCACGATGTTTTCTCTGATTGCCATGATTCGCTCCTGATTCGCTACCCTGCTTATTGCAGTGACTCTAGTGTAACATGGAATTACACAACACAACAACCCCCTGCAATTATTTTCTAGGGGATTTTCCTAAATATCTTTGTTTTATTTGTTGTTCGGTAGCCCGATCAAATAAATCAAAAAAATGAATATGGCGCGTAGGGTGCTTTAATTTTCTGATGGCTCTGGCTTCAATCTGTCGTATCCGCTCTTTGGATACTCCATAAAAGTCCCCGCACTCTTCAAGCGTGAAATCTTCCCAAAATCGATACCAAATAACTTCAAATTCTTGATGCCCCAATGTCGCCAAAACTTTTGGAAAAACCCGCAAGATGTCAATGTCCCGATCAATATCTGAAGGCTGCTCCTCCATCCAACCCGGCAAGCGGTCAAAAACCTGCTGTGAGGGCTCATCGTGGCGAGTGTGCCACAGATGCCTCACTTCGGAAGGAAAGTCGCTTAAACGGCCTTCCTTGTTGATCTGGCGAGTCACTTCTTTTCCATTTTTAAATGCGCCAGCAAGTCTTTCAGGGGATTGGTAATCCGGGGCTCAAAGTCACGGTGCTTGATGTACCGCTCAATCTCCGCAACGATGTAGTCACACCCGTGGTCAAAGCCTCTGATGTAGTCGCTCATCACGGTCTCGGGCATAGGCTTGCAGTCTTTGTGGACGGATTCAAAGTGATCCATAGCGTCGATGATGACGTTGATCGGGCAGGGCATTTGTGGGGGCTTGTCTTCCTCGCCGCAGTGCTGGCAAACGAAGTGCCCTGTCTTGGTATTGGTAATGATGTGCGGGTTCATGCTGTAGTCCTTGCTTCTTTTCGGCCTTGCTCAACTAAATGACGGGCTTCTGTCCTGTCATCAATGGTTTCGCTCTCAAGCAGGCCTCTGATGGCCCGTGCGATGGCAGTGCCAGCCTCTGGGGACTTGGCCCGCTCGTACTTGAACCCGAGGTTGACGTATTGGTGTTCGGTGTGTTTCATGATGGTAGGGGCCGAAGCCCCGTGGGTTTAACGGCTGGTGACCTTAACGCTGAACACAGCAGTGGTCTTTGTGAACTTGGCATATGCGTCTGCGCCGAAGGCTTTGATGAAGGCATCTTTGTCGAACACAGTACGGTTGGACTCGATGTAAGTGGCTTTGAAGATTGCGCCTTCGATAACCTTTGCGCCGCCTGCGCTGGCGCTGTCTTTGATGGCGTCTTTGATTGCCTCTGCTTGGTCGGTCAGGTCTTTGATCTGGGCCAAGAGAGCGCCGAGTGTATCGGCGGAAGTGAAGGTCAGGTCGTTGTTCATGGTTCGCTTTCAGTAGTTACCTGCGTTGGTGCAGTGATTGGAAGTTTAACTCCAAATTAAACAACACAAAAAGTATTTGCACGATATTTGTAAGGACAAACCCTAATTTGTTGTAATAAAACAACCGCTTTACGCGCAAACCGTTACTTTCCGAGCAGTTTTTGAGTGTCTTCAAGCAGATCAGCCTCGTCGTAGCCGTAGTGTTTAGGGAAGCCCTTTGTTCCGAGCCCGTGGAGGCCCGTCTTACCCCTGTGATGCTCTGGGCATAGTGG